GGCAGGAAAATCTCCCGCGGGCGCGGGCGCGGGGTTTTTGGATTTTGGCGGGGAGGGGTCCGGAAGGCGGATCCGCGCTGACGGTTACCGAAGGAGGGAAGACCATGGCGGCGAGCGTAACCAGCCTGAAAAAGCTGATGGCGCTGGGAGCCAGATACAAGGTGGACAAGGAGGAGGACTTCGCTGCATGCGCCAGGACGTTTGCCCAGGAGGCTCAGCTGATCGCGCAGATGCGGAAGCAGCTGAAGGACGACGGACTGACGGTGGACAAGGAGTACGTGAAGGGCCGGAAGAACATTACGGCCCATCCGCTGATCGCGGAGATCCCGAAGCACGTGGACTGCGCAAACCGGCTGCTGACGAACATGGCCAACATCATCACGACGCGGGGAGAGATGCCGGAGCAGGCGGAGGATGATCTTGCCGGCTTCCGGATGAACGCATGACGAAGAGGAAATCCGCGATCCGGGCGGAGGACAACTACGTCCTGCAATACTGGAAGGCCATATCATCCGGGAAGGTGAATGTCGGCAAGTGGATCCGGATGCTGTATGAGGTGATCCTGCAGGGAATCGCGGACAGGCGCTGGTTCTTTGACAAGCGGCGCGGGGAAAACGCAGTCGCGTTCATAGAGAGGTACTGCCATCATTTCAAAGGCAGGCTGGCGCCGGGACGGATCAGGCTGGAGCTGTGGCAGAAGTCCAGCATTTTCCTGATCTTCGGGGTGGTGGACAGCCGGGGCCGGAGGCAGTTCCGGGAGGTGGCCTGGTTCATCGGCAGGAAGATGGGCAAGAGCCTTGTCGCGGCGGGAATCGGGAACTATGTCGCCTATGCGGCGGGAGAGTTCGGAAGCGAGATCTATTTCCTGGCAACAAAGATTGACCAGGCGGACCTGTCCTATTCCTCCTTCGAGTTCAATGTAAACCATGAGCCGGAACTGGCAAAGAGGACCCGCAGCACAAAGCGCGGGCTTGTGATCGATGAGACGAACACGATTGTCAGGCGCCTTCCGTTCACGGATAAAAGCCTGGACGGACTGAACCCGATGTTTTTCCTGGGCGACGAGCTAAGCAGCTGGCCGGCGGCGAAGGGCCTGCGCGTATGGGAAGTCATGATGAGCGGTGTCGGCGCAAGAGAGGAACCGCTGGGGATCGGCATCACCTCCGGAGGATATGTTTCCGCGGGGATCTATGACGAGCTGTTTTCACGGGGAACGGCATTCCTGAACGGGAACAGCCGGGAGGAACACCTGCTGCCGATCTTCTACCAGATCGACGATGAGGCGAAATGGAACGACCTGGAGGAACTGAGAAAGAGTTTGCCGGGGCTGGGCGTTTCGGTGAGCGAGGAGCGGATCCGGGACGAGATCGCAACGGCGGAAACAAGCGCGAGCAAAAAGACGGAGTTCCTGACGAAATACTGTAACCTGAAGCAGAATCCGACCGTCAGCTGGTTCTCCGCGGCGGAAATCAAAAAATGCTTCGGTGAAGGCAACAACAACATGACGGCGGAGGACTTCCGGCACAGTTATGCGCTTGGAGGGATCGACCTGAGCCTGAGTATTGACCTGACGGCGTCCATCGCGCTGATCGAAAAAGATGGGGTCACGTATTTCCTGCCGATGTTCTATATGCCGAAGGACCTGATCGAGAAGGCGGAGGCACGGGACGGCCTGCCGTACCGGCAGTATGTTGAGAGAGGATGGCTGAAACCAAGCGGGGACAACCAGATCAACAACGCGGACTGCGAGAACTGGTTCTATGAGCTGGAGCGGGATTATGAGATCCTGTTTCCGAAGACGGGCTATGACAGATATACAGCCGGATACCTTGTGGAGAGCATGAAGGCAAACGGATTTGAGATGGAGAGCGTCAGCCAGGGACCGAACCTGACGGGCGTGATTATCGACACAGAGGGAATGATCCGGGACGGAACGCTGCAGTGCGCGAACCAGAACCCGCTGATGAAGATCCACATGATTGACAGCGCGTTGCAGCTGGACACGCTGGACAAGCGCCGGCAGCTGGTGAAGATCCAGCGGGGGCCGCATGTGCATATAGATGGCATGGCTGCGCTGCTGTGTGCGATGTGCATGCGGCGGAATTATTACCAGGAACTTGAGAACATGCTGAGGAATGACCGAAGCGCATAGGGGCGGAGGACAAAATGGGACTGATTGATTATTTCAAGGGCAAGCTGAAAGAAGGCGTGAAAGCCAAACCGGATCAGGTGACAACAAGGTTTGAACTGATGAACGCGTATCAGCCTGTTTTTAACAGCTGGAACGGGATGCTGTTTGAGAGCCAGCTGGTCAGGCAGAGCGTATACGCGCATGCCAGGCACGCGATGAAACTGAAAGCGACATTCCAGGGAAGCGCGGCGAAGTCTCTGGAGAAAGCCCTGGAGCTCGGCCCGAACGAATACCAGAGCTGGCCGGACTTCCTGGAACGGTGCGAAAACATCTATCAGACGCAGAACAATCTGTTCATCAGCCCGATCCTGGATGAATACGGCAGGACCTGCGGATACTGGCCGCTGTTTCCTTCGCGCTGCGAGGTGCGGATGAACGGGAATATCGCGTTCCTGAAATTTGAGTTTGCGAACGGGAAAGCAATCAGCATGGAACTGAGCAGGATCGCGATCCTGCGGAAGCACCAGCTGCAGAACGACTTCTTCGGGGAAAGCAACAGCGCGCTGCGGCCGACGATGGAAATGGATGCAATGACTGTACAGGGCATCATCGAAGGTATTAAAAATGCGAGCAGTTATCAGTTTATGGCGGAGCTGGTGAACAAACAGTTTGACGAGGACGTCAGGAAACAGCGGGAAGCATTTGACCAGCTGAACTTCGGAGCGAACGGGGGACGAGGACTGCTGCTGTTCAACGGAAACCTGAAGAACGTAAAGCAGATTGAGCCGGGGAAAATGCCGGTCAATGCGGCGCAGATGCAGCTGATTGAGAACCATGTGATGCAGTATTACGGGACAAACCCGGATATCCTGATGAATACGGCGGACTCCGCAAAGCTGAACGCGTTCTATGACGGGGAAACGGAGCCTTTCGCGATCAAGCTGTCGGACGCCATGTCGCGGATGACGTTCAGCGTGCCGGAGATCCATCGGGGAAACAGGATCACTTTTGCCAGCAACCGGCTGCAGTATATGAGCGCGGCGGAAAAGGTGCAGATTTCCAAGGAGCTGGGCGACCGAGGAGCGATCATGATCGACGAAATACGGGAACTGTTCAATTATCCGCCGCTGCCGGACGGGGCGGGAAAGCATGCGCCGATACGCGGCGAGTACTATATGGCGGATCAGGGCAAGGACAGCAGCCAGGACGAAAAGACGGGCGGAAATGCCGGGAAGGGAAAGAAAAATGAATGAGCTCAAGGAAATCCGGATGTTTGAGTTTGAGGTCCGGGCGGAAGACAGCCCGGAACACGGTAAACATATAACCGGAAAGCCAATTGTATACGGCCAGGAGACGGACCTGGGATGGTGCCGTGAAGTGATCGACAAGGGTGCCGTGGACAGCAAGACGGACCTGAAGGACGTGCGGTTCCTGATCGGCCACAATATCGGGATGGTCCCGCTGGCACGGAGCCGGAACAATAACAAAAAGAGCACCATGCAGCTGGAAATGACACCGGACGGCATGGAGATCCGCGTGGATCTGGACACAGAGAACAACGCGGACGCGAGGACACTGTATTCAGCGGTGCAACGTGGAGACATTTCCGGAATGAGCTTCATGTTCATCGTGGATAAAGCGACCTGGGAGGACGCGGACACGGACAGCCCGCTGCGGCATGTAGCGCACATCCGCAAGGTGTTTGAAGTGAGCGCGGTTGCCTTCCCGGCCTATGAAGGCACGGATCTGCAGGCAGCTTCCGAGAACGGAGCGCCGGAGGGCGCACGCTCCGCGCTGGAGAGCGCGGCGAGAAGGGAACTGGCGGAGGAACGGGCCAGGATCAAACAACAGAAAGAGCGCAGGGAAAAGGCGCTCAACATTTTGAGGAGGTAAAAACCCATGAAGGAAAAGCTGAAGAAAATGAGCATTGCCGATCTGCAGAAGCGGATGGGCGAACTGCAGGCCATCGGCCAGAATCCGGAAAACCGGAGCGCTGATGAACTGGAACAGCTGGCGGAGGAACGCACAGCGATCGACGAGGAACTGGCTGAGCGCAGGGCCCAGGCGGCCGCCGAGCAGCTGCGCCGGGACGGCATTGCTGCCGGTACCGTGCCTTCCGTTCCTGTGACCATGATGCCTGCCGCGCCCGCTGTGCGGACCTGGAGCGTGG